AAAGCAGTTCCAGCACAAAATAATGGTGTAGTAGTTATATCACTCATACCTCTAACAATAGAAGTACTAATTCTAAATCCGCCTAACCATGTTCCATGAAGTATTAATGATGGAGAACCACCAAATCTTCCAGTACCTAATTCTAAACCTTGTCTGTATTCATGTAAGTCTCCTAATGAAGTACAATCATTATAATTAACTCTATTCATTTCAATCGCGTGAAATCCATTAGAATCATATAACTCATATACCTTTGAATTTGTACCACTAGTAGTAATATATATATCTACACACAATACATTTCCACTACCAATTATAGCAGTCTCAGATACAAACATAGTATAATTATCTTCAGTTGATATTAATCCACTATTGTCAAATGAATAACCTTTGATTTCTATTCCGCTTGATGGAACTGTTATTTGAGTTGTTCCCATATCGATAATACCATCAATGAAATATTCTTTTGTAGAATCTATTACTCCACCTAATGTTGTATCTTTATTATCTTGATTACAGATTATTTGATGTGCTAAGGTATCAACTACACCGTCTCCAGAATGTACGACTCTAGTCGATCCTCCATTTCTGTAAAAATCTCCTACTACTAATCCTCCAGCTAATGCTGCTGCATTGTCTAAATATTCTAATAGGCCTAAAGAATTAAGTCCACCAACTATTGATAAATCTCCTGCTGGAGTTAATCCCATTTTCTTTGTTGACGAAAAATCGTGAGAATCTGTTTCATCAGTATTCCATTCAAAACCATGATTTCCATCTACTGTAAAAATAGTTCTACCATATCCTTCATTATAAAGTCCAAGTAGTGTTTGTCCTGTTCCAAAAGTATTTGAACTTGTAAGTGTTACTGAAGCTCTGTGGTTAGCATCATTTACTAATGTATAAGCTGCTGATGCAAATGTTCCAGCATTTTGATTAACTATTTGATGCCTCATCGTATCGTTATGATCGTTGATAATAGTTAACTGATCTAGTTCTATTAATATATCTCCCGAACTTGCGTTAATTTTAACAGCGTGCCCAACTCTTTGAACTGCGTTAATACCAAGTGGGTGTATATCTGTTATATTACCATTTAATCCTAAGTAAATAATTGCACCTTCTGTAAAAGATGAAGTATCAATATTAGTTAAAAGTCCAGCTGTTTGTAATCTTATAGTTTGATTATCTGATTTTGTTTCTGTAGCAAATGCTAAGACATCTCCCTTTGAGAAGTCTGAATTATCAGCTAAAGATACTTGTGGAAATCCACCTGTAGCTCCTGATATATAAACTAATTGACCTTTTAATATTCCACCGGCTTCATTAACCTTTCCATCATAGTTTGAACTAGCTTGTGCAATACTATCTGCATAGGCTTTATCTACTAATGATCTATCAGTATAGCCTACACTATAGTCTTGGTCATATTCTGCTCCAGCATTTGTAATAGTATTGGTGATAATTAATCCATTACTAGCATTAATGCTTGCTTCAGAAATAACAGCTCCAACTCCATCTCCAATCTCGTGGACTAGCTTTGCTTCTGTATCTGTTATCTGAACTCCTGCTGAGGATGTAAGGTTTGTATTACTTACTGTATCAAATGATTCTAAAGTAATCTGTCCAGATAGATTAGATTGTAAGAGTACTTCATCATTAAATAATTCTACTGATGACTCTTTACTACCACTACCTATTGCTACAAATTCTAATGAATATCCTAGATCAGATCCGTCAAGTAAAGAAACTTCTCTTGATTCTCCTGATATCGATCCATTAGTAGTATATATTGTATTGTCTGCACTACCTCCACCTCCTATTTCAATAGGCTCTCTCTGGTAGTTGTATTTATATAATGTATTTGTATCTTCGGCAAAGTAATAATCACCAAATGGTAGTGAGTCGGGTCTTTTTATAATAGGCCCTGCATACTCTTTTACCTTTCCTTGAACTAATCTATCGTGATTTACTTTAGCCATGATGTTAATGTTTTACTATTTACCTATCTTAAAGAACTTTAATATTCTCTGTAAGATGCTTAATTTTTTCTTGATGATATGTTTGATAGGCTCTGGCTTATCTTTCAATATCAGTCGTCTATCTTTTTTCTTGAATCTTTTATTATATTCTGACATATCTTATTATTTAATTTACTTCTCCCTGATTTGGGAGAAGTTGTAAAAGACTTACCCTGGTACGATGTTCTTATGTTTATCGTGGTAAGTACTGTCAATCTTAATGAAGAGAGTTTCCTCCATAGCCACCTCTAACTCTATCTGCTATTCTTCTAGCTGGTCGCTTTTCATTTTTTCTATTCTTTATTGGTCTATGTGAATTGATTCCATATCTCATAGCTGCTAGTACATCTGGTTCATGATCTTTCAATATCCCTTTTGTTCTCTGCCATGTCATTGAATGATAATAGATTGGATCTTCTGTTCCACCTACTATTACGATATCTTTGTCTTGAATCTTCTTAACATGTTCTTCAACCTTACCTTTGTGACATTTTCTTATACCTTTGAATCCTCCATCTCTAATCTCATTGATCAGTAATGGCATTGCACTATCTGCATAGATTCTAGCATTAAATGGAATTCCAGCTTTCCTCATCTTTGTGAGTGTAGCTCTGATTGATAGCTTAGGTTCTGACAACATTGTCTTCACATAATACTTTCCATCTATCCATCTTATTCTAATAATGGCTGTGTGATCTTTTCCACCATAACCAAAATCCATTCCATACCATTCATCTCCGACCTCTCGAAGTTCTGTTGGATGTAATTCCCAATTCGGATAGATTCTATCTGAAGCTTCTAAAGTCCATTCAGCTAATATAGTATTCCTATAATAAACTGGATTAGATCTTTTAAGACGCTCATAACTTTCTATCTTCTTCTTATTCAGGTTATCTAAATTATCTAAGTACGTCGAGTGTATGAATACTGTATCATCTTGTCTCTCTGGGTTTGGATGTCCATCTGTAAACCATTCCTTATGTATCCAAGAGCTTAATGCTGAGCCTGGATTATATACCATGATTACTTTTAGTGGTATACCTTTCATTCTAATACCTTCATCTATCATTGAGAATTCTTCGAAGTCTTTTATCTCTTCTGCTTCCTCAAATACAACTGTTGATACTCCTGATAATGATTTCAAGTTTGCTGTTGCAGTTCCTGAAGATCTAATACCTTTAAAAGTAATTGTATTACCTGTAACCTTATTTATTATTCTACCTTTGTTTTCTCTAAAGTCAGCCTCAAGACCTAAGTCTTTAATAGCTGTTCTAATATCTTCTATAGATGAATCTTCCATTGAAGCCATCGTTGCACGAAGATACATTATTCTATGATTGTATTCTGAATAGGTTAGTTGAACCATTGCTACTGCAACTCCTGTCGACTTCCCAGATCCACGTCCACCATAGACTTGATAATACATTGGTTGATCTAGCTCGTCTATAAAGACAGGTTCAAACAATGGATTAATTACAAACTCATTAGCTTCTATAACCTCTTTCAACTCTTCTGGATCAAAATAAGTTCCCTCTGCCATGTGTTATGTTTTTAGTTAATCTACTTCATCTTCTTTCTTTTTCTTTCCAAATCTAATAGTGATTGGCGATGCGCCTGATCTTCCACTACCATTGACATCTACCTCTATATCTGCTGAATCATCCTTAACCTCCAATACTGAATCTAGATCAGACTTGTAGTTAGTTACTACCCATTTACTCGCATCATAATTCTTTGGATGTCCTCTATCTGATACGATAGCTGAGATGTTATCTGAAGCTGTTTCTACTAGAAGTTTTCTTAATACACAATACTTAGCATATAGCTCTCCATTCTTTCTGAATAGTTCATTAAGCTGTAGTCTTGTTATCTCTGTAGCTTTACAGATATCCTCCTTAGTTGTTAATTCGGCTTCTAAGGCTGCTTCAACTAATAGAGTTCTATCTTCCATTAATCTTGAAAGATCTCTCTCCCTGTTTTTCATTTTCCTCTTTGCCATAGTATTTTATTTTATAATTTCATCTTGAGTTATCTTGATGAAATGTTTTATTGTTTCTTTGATTATTTTTATACCCTTCTCTATAGTATCTAATATAAGAACTATACCTTTGAATGGTAAAAATAATAACTGTAATAATAGTGAACCTATCAAGGTTGCTACTAATTTTAATTCTATCATGTTTTTTAATTTAATTTACTTCAGTTGTTTCTGAAAATGTGAGATGGTAAAGTTAAAACTCTAAAATGCTTTTGAAAACTCCTTTGATTAAGAATTTTTAGATGGTAAAGTTAAAACTCTAAAATGCTTTTGAAAACTCCTTTGATTAAGAATTTTTAGATGGTAAAGTTAAAACTCTAAACAATTTAATTAAGCTCAGTTGTGTTCTGAGGTTAGAAAATGACCCAATACCTATTCTTATGGTAAGGTATTGGATTCTAGATTCTTTATTTTTTAGCTGACTCTTCCTGATCTGCTGGTGCTTCTTGCTGAACTGTTACTGGTCTTGAATTTCTCAATCCATTAACTAATCCCTCAACCTCCTTAAGAGGTTTATCTGATAGATAGTTAACTAATTGATGTGTTAATTCCGCCGGTATTAGATAAGCATTTGGCTGTTCTTTCACTTCTTCTTTCACTTCTTTTGTCTGATCTGACATTATTTTAGTTTATTATATTAATATTAATTGTTCACTATTCGTTTTATTGATTGGCTCTTCCTAACCAAGTTGCATATCCCGATCCCCAAAGACTATTTCCAGATCCTGGTGAGTTTAATTCTTGTCCTCCAAAAGATCTTACTCTTTGTACTGACTTCTGCATCGTCGCTTCAGTTGAAGAATTCTCTTCTTCTAACCATTCAACAACCTTACCTAAGTAAGACTCTCCAATAGCTCTATATTGCTTTGATGCTGACTTAGCTTCATTTATTGATATAGCTCCTTCTTCGACTGACATTCCTGAATCAGTATAATTACCTTGCATCATTGCTACTAGTCGACTATATGTAAGAAAACATAACGTCGGTACTACCAAATTAAATAACTCTTCTGAATATTCTGCATCATCTTCAAAACATCTATTCCAATTAACATCTGTAATTACAAATTTGATATCTAGATCTTGAGCTACTAGTGAAGCTGCCTTGATTCTTGTATCATCAACATCAAGTTGAATTCCACAGTAATCTGTTATTCTATCTGCGATATCAGGTAATAATAAAGCTAGTTCGTTATCTGGATTATACATATTGTTTATTTTTTATTTATTCTTCTACTCCTAACCAAGTATTGATCCTATCCATATCAAGCCCTAGATCGTTCTTTAGCTGATCTTCTGCTTGAGCTCTATTCATCTGACCTTTATTATACTTGCGGACTACTCTCATTAGAGCTTGTTCTTGTCTTCCTGTTAGAGGATTTCTCTCTACTCTACTTTCTATAATAGGAGTTCCATCTGGATTAAGTTTCTGATCTCCTTCAGCCTGCTCTTGTGCAAACTCTTCTTCAACCTTTAAGCTTAATGGTTTAATTTTAATCTCTCCAACCTTATCTCTAAAAACTGAAGCCTGAATCATACGATTCAATTGTGCTTCAATAAGATCTCTTCCTGGCTGCGTAATAGCATTGAATACATTGTAGCTATCCTCTAAGTCAACTCCTGTCATTCCGTTCTGTAAACTAACTCCAGCTAAGATAGGTGGGATTAGATATGCACCAATGATTACTCTTTGGTCTAATTCATAAGTTAATATAGATGATTCAATTGTAGCTTTCGCTCCACTTCCTCCACTACCTATTTCTTCTAATACTGTAGAATTTATCTCTTCTGGCGTTAAATCAGCAAATGTGATTACTCTACCTGATCCTCTCGAACCTTGAGACATTGCTATTGATTCTTCTAATCTTAATAATGCTTCATCTTCAGCTGACAATGCAGTCTTAAGTAGATATGTATTCGTAAATCCAGTTGAAGTTTCTTTTCTAACTAAAATTGAATTTTCAATATCACTTAATACAAAATTGATTGGTGCTTGTAATGGTGGTATTGGATATGAACTATGTCCTGAATCTGAATGATAAAGTATTTGTCCATTATAGTTTCCTATTAATCCTCCTGTACAGTTTTTAATCTGCTTAGCAATAATCCCTTTATCTGGATTGAATCTATCAAACCATTTAATTGAACTTCTTGTCGGCATCGTAGTAATCATCTTCTTCTCAACTGCATTCAGTCCAAAGTTTGGATGATATCCAATCTTGCTAGCGTAATTTAATTCATCAAACTCATTGTATCTCAACGTAGCTATTCTCATAGGGTTTATTGACGATACATCGTGATTCATATCATAGTTACCATGTAATGAAAAAGCCTTGAAATAAGCATAGTCATCTGCCATGATTGATACTACATCTTTTAGTGTAAGTCCAGTTGGAGTTACTACTAAATCTTCTCCTTCAAATCCCATTCCTTTATAGAACTGTGCTGTTCTACTAATGGTTGGATATGCGTTAGCACTTTGACTTACGAAGTTTACAAATGTTTGTGGGTATCCATTACTAAATCCCCATTTCATTATTCCTAATGCTACATCTTGATAAGTTGTTACTTGCGTAACCTCTTTGTGTGTGTTTAGATAAAAACTCATAATCTATATTTTTTTTATTTATAGACTATGAGTCTATTAGTTATTTTTTATTTGTCTTTCCAACAAACATATTCTGGATCTTGTAATTTTCGAAGTGCTTCTACACAGTCTGTAAACTTTAACTTTCTAGCTTCGTAGAAAGGTATTTTGAACTTTTGTGAATATACATCAAAAATTGCAACTACTGATATAGGTCCAAATGTTGCTTTCCAAACATCTACTTCACTATATCTTTGAGATAACGGAAGGTCATCTCTTCTTTTTTTCTTATATTTTAATTCTGCCATCTATTATGTTTTACGATGGTTGTGTGACAATATTGCCTATTATTAATTTACTTCATAATAAAACAGAAAACCTTCCAAGTGGAAGGCGATCTGCAAAACTAAAAATTATGAAAGATTGAAGAAACTTAGCTTATAATTTTCAAATGCCTAGTGCAGTTATGACTCTTCGGCAAGAGTAAAACCATGTAAAAAATTGTACACACTAATATTTATGAAAAGCGTTTATTCCTTCTTAACGTATGACTTACGTTATTATCACTCGTAGCGTATTCTCTAGCTCTGTAGTTACCTTTAACATAAAAAGCTAACCTATTAATAATTAATAAGTTAGCCTTTTTCAATCTAGAGAGTTGCCCTTTATTGTTCGATCCAAAGCATATCATTAGTGAAATGAGATCCTTGATTATCTATTCTTACAAATCCCCATTTTGGTGGAGAACTATTAGTCTTTCTTACTATGAATAAACTAGGCTCTTTATCTGTAATACTCATACCATATACTCTATCTCCACCAGTTAGTGGCATTGTCAATAATGTACCAGTTCCCTGTATTATTACCATTGAGTGAGTTGAATATTGAATCGTTGGATTTTCTAATCTTAATGGAAAGATTTTATCTTCTTTTCTTAAATTCTTAAACCATCTAATTAATCTTTTAATGTATTTCATAATTTCTAATTGTCTTTTAAATTCTTCTTAAAGATAATACTTTTATTTCACCTAACCTAATTATTTATTAAGTTGTTCTTCTACGCTTCCACGCTTTTCTCATGTTTACTGTCTTTGTTACCTTCTCTACTACTTTAGCGTGTCGGTCTTCTGTTTTTGTTATCATTTTTATTATTGTTCTATTATATTAATTGAAATCTTTTTTTGTTCTTGATGTAGTCTCTCTAATAAATTTAAAGGTTGACGTAGTTTCTCTAATCATATTTCCTATGATTTGTTTGTAGTCTACTTTTCGTTTTCCGCATTCAATTATAAATGCTGTGATCTCATCGTTATTTAGATCTGTTGATATTCTTGTGTCTAGCATAATAAAGTTCCTTTAGGTGTTACTATCATCTTATTTCTTTTGTTTATATATTACTTCACATTTGAATCCTTCAAAGAAGCTCTGTTTGGTTCTAATATCTATGACCTTAATGTTGTTATCTGAAATCCATTCATTTGCTTGCCTTTCTACTAATCCATCATAGCTACATCCACTTGTAAATGATTTGATTCTTGTTCTGCTCATCTTTATTATTGTTTTATATTCTATTATTATAATCTTCGATTGCTGTTTCAACCATATAATTAGAAGCGTTTATCTTTATATCTTTAAGTCTTAAACCTGTGAACCCATCGCCATCAACTAAACAATTGTTGACATAGACGCTATATGAAAATCCGTTATAAGATTGAGCGCTTGCATTGCATGTAACAATATAACCATCTTTTTCCTCTTGTCCTTCATACTCTCCGGTTGCTATTTTTTTTAGCTTCATAATATATGTTTTTAATTATACCAT